TGCTCTACGGTCTTCTGTATCTACAACGTATGCTATCTCGTAGTCCCTGTAGGGTGAGCATGTTTGATAACCTCCGGCCCTATCGTTTGCATCCACTGCCATGCCTACCTTTACCCAACCTTCCCACGCAGGGTTCGTGATTATATACACTTGACCCTGTGGGTTGTCCTTGAAGTTCTCAAGGGAGCTGAAGGCTGCATCCTCAAACCCTTTGTACTTTCCTGCTTTGTACAGTGGGTGTGTCTTTGGAATGTACTTACCGTTAACATACATTCTGGTAGGCCCGTTTTTTTTGTTATGCTTAACATTAAAACATCCTTTGCACATCCTCTGTCCTCTATCAGACATAGAAGGTGCCCAGTTATCTCCTGAACTTAACGATACTCCGCAGGAATAACACTGGTGTTTAGTGTGTGTCTGCCCATGTGTTTCCAACTTTGTAATCTCCTGCGAGAGGGCAGTTGAGTTTGTAGTACAGTCCGGCAGCTTCAACACAGCTTGTTGCCAACCTTCCGAAAACCTCTGCTCTCTCTTGCTTGACCTCTGTCTGGATTTCATCGTGTATGTTCCCCAATATGTTATAGTCTATACCCCATAGTATAGCATACTCGTCAAGTAAACACAACGCTTTCTTCATTACTATCGCGCCTGCTGACTGTAATAGGCTATTTAATGCAGCGTGTTCTGATCGTATTGTGATCCTTCTCCTATCCAAGCCATAAACATAGCCTCTTGTAGCCGCCATTCCAACTCGTGTTCGTAACTCTCCAAGAGCCGGCGTATTTGCAAGGAACTTTTCTTTAAGTCTCTTGCCATCCTTTGCAGTTCCTCCAACGATACTTCCGACCTTGGCATCTCCGGCCCCATAAAGAAAAGCGTAGATGAAAGTCTTTGCTTGATCTCTAGTCTCAAGGCCCGCAGCCAACTGGTTTGCCGTGTGTATATCTCCGTTGAGTATTTCATTAGTGTATCCCTCATCGTTCATGTAATGAGCCAGCATACGTAGCTCAAGCCCACTTGCATCCATACCTACCAGCTTGTAACCTTCCGGTACTGTCCACACATCACGACACTGCTTGCCGTAGGGTGAGTAGACTGCTGGAACCTGCCCCATGTTGGGACTAGAATGGGTCATGCGGCCCGTCACTGCTCCGCAAGGGTTAACGTACCCGTGTACTCTACCATCATCCTTAACTGCGTCTAGCCAGCTTTGTACCTGTGCGATACGCTTCTGTATCATTAGGTACTCACCTATCAATGACGCTTGTGGTATACCTGTCACCTTACTTAGCACTGCCTCATCTACGATGGCCTGTCCTGTCTCAGTGAACTGTTGTGGCTTCCAGCCAAAGTATTGTAGGTATCTCCCTATCTGCTGTCGTGAACCTAAGTTAAATTCTGGAAAGTCAATACGGCTAAACTCACCGCTTACTGCTTCCCAACTGTCTCCTAAAAACTTCAGCCCTACTACTGACATAGTGCCGTCCTTCTTAATCTTAGGTGATACTTGTTTTATAAAAGTAGGTAAAGGTTTGAAGACTGTATGTACTTCATCCTCTAGGTCATACTTCTTTTCCTTTAACTCAGCTAACAAGATAAAAGATTTCTCTTGGTCTAACGTCCAACCTATTTTAATCTGTCTAGCAATAATGTCCTGTACTTGATGCTCAAGGCTAATACTTTCACTTCCAAAACCACTAAGCTCAGAAAGTAATCTCTTGTACACCAGTTCATTAACTCTAACATCTTGCTTACAGTATTCCACCATATCCTGCGAAAAATTATCCCAATCACTGTGTTCTCCTTTCGGTTGTCCTAAGATAGTACCCCAGTTCTCTAGCGAGTGACCGCCTAAGCGCGAAGGTTCTGCTAAACGTGACATGACTAAAGTGTCTGTCAGTTTATGTCCTGCAAAAGATATGCCCCATAGTTGTTCCAACACTGGTATATCATAGGCTAATATGTTATGTCCTATCAACTCTACGGGTTCCATTGGAGCATTGTGATCACCTGTACCGTTAAGTCGGCACAGTAGTTGAACCCTATTGTAACAGACAAGAGTATTGTTGGTAGCTATCTCATACAGCACAACACACCACACCTGCGTAGGCTCTAAACCATTTGCCTCAATGTCAAAAACAAACTGTCGCATTTAAAACTCCGCTTTGTCATCCGATACTGGGCAGGCTGTCTCAATCATACGGCCTGATTCATTATCATAGTACAAGTAACAAGCTGGTCCTGTCAAGCCGGCAAACCTGTTCTTCAGGACACGGACAGTAGTAGTGTTGCGGATCGTAGCATCAGGGTGTTGTTGGTCACGCTCTAATCCAATCACCATGTCACTTAGCTGGGCAATAGCAGCACTGCCACGTAGCTCACCTAAACTAATCTTACCACCATCCTCGTGCGCCTTCTGACCTGACGGTCTACGTAGGTGTGACACTAGGAACAACCCAACGCCTGTCTCTTGTACAATCTTGCGGAGGTTAGTCATGATAGAATCAATAGCCTTACGCTCATCACCATTAGACTGATCACTAACTACAATACTAAGGTGATCCAAGATGATCCATTGACAGTCAAGGCCCTTAGCCATGTAACGTATACGTCCTAACAGATCATCTTCACTGGTACTACCGAAGTGATCCAGCAATTGTAGACGGTCTAAGCCAAAGGTTCGCTCCCAGTAACCACGCTCTTCCTCTATCGTTACCCCTGCCCGTACCTCTGGAATGTGCAGTACCTTGTTAGCTTCTATTGACATTATACCTAACGTAGTCTTGGGTATGTCTTCCTCTAGTGCTAGGATACCTACATTGTCGTTCGTGTTCTTAAGAAGGTAATGCTCTAGCTCACGCATGATCTGACTCTTACCCATACCGGAGCCTGAAGTAATAGTGACCAGCTCCTTACGTCTAAAGCCATAGGTAAAGGCATTCAAACATTCCCACGGGTAGGGTATGGACTTAACATCTTTCTGCTCTTGCAGTAAATCCCATGTGTCTAAGCCGGACACAATACCATCAGGTCTAAATGCCTTAGCGTTCCACCACTCCTTAACAAAGTCAGCGACCTTGTTAGCCTTAAGCATCTCGCCCGCGTCCTTCATAGGTAGCGTGACGTTCTTAGCTTTGTTGGGGGTGAAGAGATTAAGCACTGCCTTGGCTGCTTCTGTGCCTGCCTTGTCATTGTCGAAACAGATGACCACATTGTCGAAGCTTTCCAACCACTCTAGGTTGGCTTTGATGTCCTTGGCTGCACCTGTTGCTCCTGATCTGATGGAGACTGCGGGCCACTTGCCGTCAAACATTTCGTTGACAGCCATTGCGTCTGCCTCGCCCTCGCAGATCGTAATGTACTTGCCGCCACCCTTGAACGCCTGTTGGCCGAAGAGACCCGCATTATCAAAACCTCCTGTCGCATAGAATGATTTAGTATCTACGATACGAACCTTGGTGCCTGCTGCATCGCCTGTGTCTTTATCATAGTAAGGGTAGTGGTGCTTAGATATAACACCTGTCGGGTCGTACTCTACGGTAACGCCATATCTCTTACACGTTGAAAGTGAGATACGCCTGTCACTAATTGCTGCTACTGTACCTGTCATCTCTAGTGACCTCGCTGGTTTACGTTCTACTGGTTTACCAATCTGTCCCTTGCCGTGTTCGTAATGGGTGCAGCCCCCAGAAAAGCAGACTGCGTGTCCATCACTATAACGAGCCAGATTGTCAGATGAGCCACACGAAGGGCATGACTCATGTTGTACAAAGATTGACTCGTCTGTCATCAGAAGTCCTCACCACCTTCCTGTTCTGCGACCTCTAGCACCTTGATCTTATTAAGGTACGTGCTGGTTCCGTGTACCGGATGGGGTGCGCCCTCTGCGTACATGATACGCACCTTGGAACCGCGACCAATGCGACCCTTGAAGGTGTTGCCCTCTGCGTCCATCACTGGCACATCGTACTTGGTGCTGAACTTGCGCTGCTTAACGCCCTCATACTCACGGAGCTTGACACCTAAAGCTGTTAGATGATCTGATGTTGGCTCGTCTAGGCTGAGTACCAACGAGTACTTACCTGTTGACTGGCCCTGATACATCTCATGCTCGTCAAGGTTCTCAAATGCTACTAATCCTTCTAATACTGCCATGGTTACTGCCTCTAGTTATGACCCCTAAGGATCGTTTGATTATTCTTTAATTATTAATCTTAAACATTTCCCTTTGCTTACCTAAGTATTATAAGGGCCAAATGAATTACTGTCAAGCTCTTTTTGTATTGATTCTTCACTTTCATGTAATGCTTCATTGGAATGTAGCAAACAACCATTACATAAATCTAAATGTAAGCCTGTATTTCTGTCTTTCTTTTTCAATTCATACTCATTAAGGATAACGTCACATGCTTTGCACCTACTCATTGAACACCTCGTTATGTTTTCTTACCATCTCGTTATAAGGATTGCTATAGTACTCTTCCCTAACCTGCTTAATGACTCGCTGTGTCAGCTCAGATAAGGACATACAGTATACCTGATACTCGACCAGTTCGTCAACCATTACGTGCGCCTGTGGTTCTATCCAGTCGCTTACTTCATAACCTAACATGTGTTCTTTTATTTTACTCATTCGTCTACAACCTCATATACTCTACCGTATGTCACAATACACAGCGGCAAGTGCAGCACTGTACCCATGAAGGGCATAGCCTCTACGACCCTTGTGCGTTCGTTATACGTCCACATTGCTCGACTGTCTGGGAACTCTATGTCAAACCCGACACCTAACCTGTACTCTATTGTCAATTGTCTGCCAAAAATAATCATCATACTAACCCCTTGTTCAACCAAGATGCCGACAGCTTGTCGCTCTTGGTCTCCAGTAGGGGCCAGATGGTTGCTCTGTGAGGTATCCGAAGGTCTGCGTCAGTCACCACGTCAGCATAGCCAAAGCGGTTGTGAAGCGTACCAACCGCAATCTTGGTTATCATTGATAATTGTTTCATGCTGTACTGTGCGCCTATCACTAGACGCTCGTGGGTTGTCTTGTTTGTGTACATTCTAATCTTCTGTGGCATTAGTCCTGCTCCTCTATCCAATTCATATCAGCTTTAATGTCAGCCAAAGCCTCGTCAATCTCCCATTGCTCCATGGGTGGATAATCGTCTGCGTCATGCAAATGCTCATCACCGTGGTATTCGTTATTGCTCATAATTTTTCTCCGCTTGTTTATATTTAATTATCCAACAGGTTGCACATATGTACAACCCTGCTTCTACTATGTCTGCTCTTTGACCGCAAGTACATTTGATCATGCTTTTCGCCAATCCGGTGTGACTGTGTCGATAGTGTAACCTAGCTCCTCTATGAGAGCAAGGGCTGCATGTGTAAGGGTCTTGCATCCCGACAGTCTAGCAAAGGTCTCCGCGTTGTTACAGACAGGGTAAATAACTGGCTTACCGTAACAGTGCTTAACTTCTATCAATATTGATTTATTCATTCTGGTGCCACCTCATCTATATATTGTTGATGCGCGTCCCTGCCTATGCCTATCAGTACCAGTGCATGTCTCACGTCTAGCCCGTGATGCTCTGCCATTACTTCCACTGTCCGGTAATTATGGACCCAATCAAGATAAAAATCCATTAGCTGTGCGTTCATTACTCGCTTATTCATTATGCCACCTCGCTATAGTCTGAATCACACTCACTGCTAGACGTTAGCAGGCAATCAATACGCTCTTGCGGTACTGTAATCGCCTCACAACCATTCAGCCATTTGTTGATATGTTTGGTAGTGGTGACACTGTACTTGGTCTCTGTGCGTACCAGTGAGCCATCTGTCAGACATGCAGCCACTGGTGTCTCGTAGCTGAAGAATACCTGTGCAAAGCCTAGATCTAATACTGTCATGTTACTTCCAAATTGCTTTAGTTTCATCTGTACTGCCTCTCTTGGTTTAGTTTAGTTGATTTAAGAATAACCACTGTATACCAGTGGTCACTATAAATCTACTACCCAATGCAAAATAATGTGCCTCTCTCCCCGTCTGGGTCTATGTTTAATGCTAACCCGATACCCCATAAGCGGGCCCTGACCGCATCATACTCGCCATCTGACCGCCTAAACTCTTCAAGATCGTAGGTCACGCCATCTGTGGATTCTAGATATAAACTATCACCGTCACCGCATAAAATCTCAACTTCTTTGCTCCAGTATATTTTAGTCATCTTATAACCCTCCAAATAATATTAAGTTAATGCCACCAAGTGCCAAACCTGCTAGCCCTACCATCATAACCGTTAGACCTACCCAGCTCATCAGTTCGCGCTGCTTGTTCATGCGCTCCCAATCTTTCTGGCGTAGATACTGGTATGCTACTTCTATTTCTGCATCTCTTAATTGCTGCTCTGTTTGCTTGTTCATTTTATCGCCTCATATGTCTTCAAGTTTGTTGATAGTTATAACCTTACCGCGATACTTGCGGATGGCCGACCAATCCTCTAAAACCCCATCACGTACCGCTGCAACGTGGCCTCTAACATAAATCCAGTAAACCCCTGCACCCCAAGTGTGGCACGTATTAGCCACGCTGGTCAGTGTCTTGTAGCTGTTGGTTTTATCCTTGTCTGGTAACATCTTCTTACCAAATTTCGCCAATACTTTAAGCTGTTGATACATCTGAGTACCTCTCCGTATTCTGCGACTTTCGGACAGGTACGCCCTGTACACCTTACTGTATGGCTGGCCTGTTGCGACACATGTTGCAACTAAACTGCAAAAGTTTGTGTCGTTGTGGTATGTCTGACCAACCCTAGCTAATTCTGCATAGGAATGCTTATGTACTTTCATCCTGTAAACCTCTTAAGTTATCCACTGCGACACACTGGTGGACAGCGTGACCTAGTGAATAACCTAGTGAATCAATGTAGCTGGCAAACCCCTCTAGGCTACGTTATAACCTGA